ATATTAAATGGATACAACTCAAATGCTATATAGTTCTGGTATTTCTATAGGAGCATATTCTATATATAAAATAATACAACATCTATATCACAAATATTATTTGAAAAGCGAGTGTCATCAAAGGACATTAGAAATAACTGTTATTAACCGTGAAGAGAAAAATGATATTGAATTGGAAAAAAAATAAATAATATTATCATATAGTAAAAGAGATGCCTTACGATAATCAATATAACCAAGATATTGCAAATACGGTATATATGAATAACAGACGCTTCTTAGAACATCTTAAAATGAATAATCAAAACATTGAAGGCTCAGGAATAGGAAACAGTGCCTCTAAATGCGAATGTCGTGGAATGCCTTGTGAATGCCAACGTGGTCTCGGTATGTGTGGAGGAAGTGGTTTTGCAGCAGGAACTGCTATGGACTTGGGCTATGAACCAACTATTGGAGCAGGAATGTCTGGTGCTAAAACCTATCGTAAAAGAGGTTGTGGTCAGATTGCTTCAATGCCTCCGCCCGAAAATATGAATGAATATCCTCAACAAGGTGCAGGTATGTATAATAAGACACTTGACCGAAAAGTCGGTGGAAAAAAGGCTGAGAAAAAGGGTGCTGGATGGAATGAACTGAAACGAGATTTGGCTTCATTTGATTTTAATAAAGTGAAAGATTGGGTTGGTCTTGCTAAACCTCCAATGGAAATGAAAAGACTTCTCAATCAAGTTCAATTACAACGTATGCCTCTAAAGAATAAGGAAAAGGTTGTTGAGAAAGCACAAATGCAATCTGTCATTGGTGGAGGTAAATCTGGTGCTGGAGAATCTGGTGGTGGTACGTCAGGTGGTAAGAAACACAAGGGAATGGGAAAATCTGGTGCTGGAGAATCTGGTGCTGGTACGTCAGGAGGTGCTGGTATGTCAGGAGGAGTAGATGGACGTAAAAAACGAGCAGAGATTGTCAAGAAAGTAATGCAAGAAAAGGGTATGAAAATGATTGAAGCAAGTAAATATGTAAAAGCAAATAATTTGTATTAATTTGAATGAATTAGAAATTAATTTGAATGAATTAGAAATTAATTTGAATGAATTAGAAATTAATTTGAATGAATTAGAAATTAATTTGAATGAATTATTATATTTTGATATAATAAATGCAATCACTACGAAACAGACAAATTAGAGAAATAATGGACGAAGAGATGAATATTAATCGTCGTGTCTTTGACCGTGAAAAGGAACAAGTCCGAGTGTTTGACGAAGTCATACTACCAAAGAAAACAAGAGATGTTGATGCAGAAATTGGTGTAGATAAACTGATTGAAAATATTAATAAGATTCTTGAAAATAAATTAACCAGTTTAGAATATTTACTTTCTAAAATTACTTCAACACAAGATATTGGAGACGCAGAAGGTCGTCGTTCCTATAATAATATTATTTCCAATGGTGATTTTATCACTTCTTATAACTCACTTATTCGTATCTATACTACAGCAGGTATTTCACGAAATAGTCAAGAGATTATAAAGGTAAAGTTCCAAGAAATCAAACCAAATATTGATGCGATTATCTATGGTATTGAAGAATTAGTTCAGTATCTCTTTGAAAGTGGAAAAAGTGATAAAGAAATCTTTCAACTTATTCGTAGTCAAGCCGTTTATCAAGTTGTTAAAAACCAACTTTATCGTAGTTCTTCCTATAAAATTATTGAACAAGGAGATATTGCAGTATCCATTAAAGAAGTTCTTGCAGAATTAAGTGAAGTTCAACGTGAAGAATTACGAGACATTTCAGAACGTGATATTACAGAACGAAGTCTGTTAAAACTTCCCTTTGAACTTGGAAAGGATGAAGAAAGAATAAAACAATTAGAAGCAGAAATGGGGTTTAGATTACCTGAACAACAACGAAGTGAATTATCAGAATTAGGACGTTCTGAAAAAGAACAAGCATATTCAATGTTTGGTGATTTAGGAAAGACTATTTCATCATTAAGTAGACAAGAACAAGATGAAAATATTAGACAACAAGAACAAAGAAAGGACATTCTTATAAAACGGCAAAAAGATTTAATTTCTGGAATTCGTACAGCAGAGAATGAGAAGTTAAGATTAGAAGCACAACAAAGACAATTAGTACAAGGTCAACCAGAATTTAAAGATGATGAAAAAAAGGAAAATGATAATGTTGAAGTACCCCTTGCTGGTGAAATTATAGAAAAACAAGAACAAATAGATGCTCTTAGAAAAAATCTTAAAGAAAATAAACAAGCACTTAGTGATTTAAAAGAAGAGATAAGACAAAACAAAGCACTTTTTGAACAGGCTATTGATAGAAGAAGTCTTCACCCTCTTGAAAATCTCCTTCAAGAACAATTTACTGAAAATATTGGAAAATTACCTTTACGTAGAAAGAAAGTAAAATCTTTGATAGTAGAACCAGAAGTAGAAGAAGAAGAAGAAGAAGTAGATGAAAAGGAAGAGGCATCACCTGCTCAACCAGCACCTTTATCTCAAGAACCAAAGAAAAAATGGTACACTAAAGCATATCTGAATGGTCTTAGAGAAAGTCAACTACGTGCAATTGCTTCTACTATTAATTATACTCCAAGAAGTGGTACTGCTATTAAAACAATAATTAATAGGATTATAGAATTACAACCTTTTGTTAAACCTGAGAACCGTATTGTAGTTGGTATGGGATATTCAGGTGGAGCAATGAGTTTAGCAGATACATTCAAACAATTCGGTGAGAATATGAAGGGTCAATATAATATGGTAAAATCAACTCTTGGTCTTGGAAGACAAAATCCAATGTCGTGGCGTGGATTACCTTATCGTAGAGATTATATGCCTGATTACGGATTAGAAGGTGATGGATATGAACGTAATGATTATGGATACAATGATAGGCGTATGGACAGTATGTATGATGACAGACGTAATGATATTTACCATATTCAACAACAATTGAAACGTGGTTATTAATTATTATCTATGTTTACTATAAAGATGGATATTGTAGAACTACGTCCAGTATCTCAGTTGGTAGATGAAATTAAACAACTCATCAAGATTCTACATTTACCTCATACACCATTACAATTAAAAGGAAGTGCTTCTTTACAATCACAGCGATTCTTCAGCGATTATGATTTTTTTCAAAATGTTCCTCATTATTCAGTAAATGAAGCGTGGGAACTGTTTAGTAGTATTCGTTCTAAACTAATAGAAAAACCTGATGTATACTTGATTGAAATTAAATTACAAGATAAAAAAGGAAATAAAGAACGAAGTTATGGAACAGACCCCATTGATAAAGACAAATTCTATAAAATGTATCCTACCATAGAACTCATCAAGTTTGACCTTGTTGATAGAATTAGTGGAATATTTACATCTGTCAGTTGTATCTATTCGTTTACAAAAGAACCAATGACCAAAGAAGATTTTATTGTATCACTAAATAATGAAATCAAAGAATTAAAGAAAGAAGGAATGTGGTATAAAGTATTGAAACGAAAATTTGCAATCTATAAAGCAGAAAATGACAAAGAGAAATTAGTTTCTTTAAGTGGTCTTTTTAATTCACCTCTTGGACTTGCATATCAAACGGTTGCGAATATTGATGCGATTCTTGAAGTGCTGAACCATTATGATGATAAGGATACATTACGCAAAGTTAAACTCAATCTCAAAGATATTCATTTGAAAAGTATTTCATCGTTAAAGAAAGAACGAAAGAAATTGTATGGACTTATTAATCCATTTGCAAAATCAGCCTATGAAGACCTGTAAAATATTTACTTATTAGTTTTAATAAGTAAATCTTTTTTTATTGTTTTAACATACCTTTGTAGATTTCATCCCATTTCTGAGGATTCTTATCATATTGTTCTTTGGGCATTGATGTTTTTCCGAATTCACTTACCCAAACTACACAATATGTTTTTTCCCAACACGCAAAACACAGACCTGATTTAGAGGCAATACTTCCTTTGAACGCCACCGTCTTCTTGTTGCAAATAGAACAGTTAATCATCGTTTGAATAATATATCAAGTTTTAAGTTGTTTATTTTCATTTTTTTGAATCAATTTTTTATCAAGTTTTTCAAGTTGAAATATTTGATATGGAGGGTTGGAACGTTTGGAACCAAAATCCCAAAGTCTATAAAATTTTATTCTTTAAAAAAAAAGTTGGAAAGAAATTTTTAGAAATCAAAATACGTTCCAAACGTTCCAATGTTCCATTCTATCTCCGACATAATTCATCTATCTTATTCAAAAGTAAAAAAATAAAGTAAAAAAAATAAAATCTTTCTATAGATTAAACAATGTCCGCTGATATTAAAAAGGTTTTAGTAAAAGACGATAGGTTAAATTGTACCGACCAGATTGCCTATGCAGTAATGAAAGGTGGCCAGTCAATGAACCCTGCAAGTTTCCAAGCAGTAAGTCAAGGAAATTCTTCCCACGTTTACAACATAAACGTTCCCAGTGAAACTACGATAATTGACCGTCGTGTGCTGTGGAAGTCTACTGTCATTCTGAAGATTGATGCAACAGTTCCAGTCGGTAGTTTCTTAATGAACTACGGTCTCACGGATGCACTTGCCCCATTTCCTCTTCACCAACTTGTCAACGTGATGAGTGCCGTCGTAAACAATAATTCGGTTTCATTGAATGTAAGGGATGTATTGCCTGCACTTCTACGCCTTCAAGACAAAAAAGAAGTACAACGTTATAATGGTTATACTCCTGTCCAATTTGACGTATATCAGAAATATTCTGATGGCGTTGGTACTGTTAACAATCCTCTTGGTTCGTGGTCTAACACTGGTGATAATGATGTTGTCAATCGTGGTTCTTGGGTTCTGGATGGATATGGTTCTGATACTGCAGCGTCAAACTCCAGTATGCCTGTAGGTAC